AATTTGTCCAATTTTTGAATTTCATTTCTTTCAAGTATAATGTTTCTTTTGATGATATGTCCAACGATTTCAAGGATTTTGTAAAGGATGAGAGGGAAAATTTAGTTTCAACCAACATGACAGATGAATATAAAACGTATCTAGACAACAACGAGGAAGAGCTTGAAAAGTCATTTGGCGTCTCATCCAATTTTCAGACTTGCACAAGAGGATTAAAAATTCGCGGTTCGTATCCCACCATAGAGGAGGCGGAGCTGAGGTGTAAGATGTTGAGGGAGCTTGACCCAAATCATGATGTGTTTGTTGGACCCGTTGGATTATGGATGCCGTGGGATCCGGAAGCTTATAAAACGGGACGCGTGGAATATATGGAGGATGAATTAAACCAGCTGATGCACGAGAAGACGAAGAACGAGTCAAATGCCAAGCATGCGTTTGAACAACGCGTCAAGGAGAGTAAGCAAAAGGCAATTGAAGAGAACATCAAGAATGCTGAAAAGACTGGAAATATGCTGACGCAATCTATTGATGACCAAGGTAATCTGGTTGGTGTCAACAACATCAATACGCAAGAGGGGACCATTAAAGAAAAGGACACCATTTCTGCGGCGGATATTCGCATGGAGTTGTTCGAAGGTGAAAATATTGTTATTGGTAAGACGGATAATGGACGGAGCGAACTAATCAGTGGTCCTTTTGCCACAAAAAAGTAATTTCGTATTATCCAACCAATAGTTATATTTATAAATAAAATATTAAAGACTATTATTTTATTTACAATTATATGTCTCACAATATAGATAAAATATACTATATTAATTTAAATAAACGACCTGACCGAAAAGAACAAATTGAAAAGGAGCTCAACGAATTTAACCTGAAATATGAAAGATTTGAAGCATTTGAAACCAATGGTTTTGGTATACATGGATGTGGGTTGTCTCATTTGGCTGTTCTGAAACTAGCCAAGGAAAACAACTACGAAAATGTCCTTATTTTGGAAGATGATTTTACATTTTTGGTATCTAAGGATGAATTCGAACAACAACTGACATCTTTTTTTGATTTGAAATTGCCTTTTGATGTATTAATGCTATCCTACAATTTGAATCAGAGCGAGGATACCGAATATGGGTTCATATCTAAAGTTAAAGAAGCCGAAACGGCGGCTGGATATCTAGTCAATAAACATTATTATAATACATTGATAGATCTTTATGAGTGGGCAATGCCGTTACTGGATCAAACGAAACAGCATTGGAATTTTGCAAATGACCAAGTGTGGAAACGATTACAAGCAAGGGATAGTTGGTATTATTTTACCACACGCATTGGAAAACAGACTATTGGGTATAGTGATACTGTTGTAGGAAGCCAAGTATTTTCGTTAATTTACAGGGATTGATACCTTTGAAGAATTAAATCCGCACTCCATGGATTTATTCTTTCAATGGTGTAAATATTTAAAGGTGTATAATAAAAAATTGATTGTATAATACTAATTATAAAAATTAAAATACTATAACAAAATGCTTTGGAAAATAGAACCGATGCTTACAAAGAATGTTGTCAAGTTTACTACTTACGCAAAAGGGGATCATTCTCTCACACATGTAACATTCTATAGATGGGGGGAAGCAATTACAGAGAGCGATATAAAACCCGTATTCGAAGGTTACAATGAAGAGGCGGGTATAAATGTAACAAGATTCGACTGCCAGTTACATGATTGTTATTATTCGCGTATTATAGAGTTATCTAGGGGAATTCCAAAACATATTAAGACAAATTTGCGTAACAAATTATTTGTAGAGGATTATGAAATGCGTGAACTAGAGGATGATGGTTGGTGTTATTGTGAACACAAAATTATATTTAGTGGAACTTTGCAAATAGATGAAAAAATGAGGGAAAGATGTAGGGATTAGAAAAAGGTGTAATCTTAATTGTATAACAATACATACAAGTGAATAATTATTCTTTATTATATTATTTTTTAGTATATTTATTCGCATTGCTGTAAATATTCAAAGGTGTAAATAAAATATTAAAGAAGTATTTTATTTACAATTATATGTCTCACAATATAGATAAAATATACTATATTAATTTGAATAAAAGAACTGATCGGAGAGAACAAATTGAAAAGGAGCTCAATGAATTTGGCCTGAAATACGAAAGATTTGAAGCAATTGAAACCCATGGTTTTGGCATACATGGCTGCGGATTATCTCATTTGGCTGTTTTCAAACTAGCAAAGGAGAATAACTATGAAAATGTACTTATCTTGGAAGATGATTTTACATTTTTGGTATCTAAGGATGAATTTGAACAAAAGTTGGCTTCTTTTTTTGATTTGAAATTGCCTTTTGATGTATTAATGCTATCCTACAATTTGAACCTGGGCGAGGACACAGAATATGGGTTCATCAATAAAGTTAAGGATGCGCAAACGGCATCTGGATATCTAGTCAATAAACATTATTATGATACATTGATAGATCTATATGAGTGGGCAATGCCATTACTAGACCAAACCAAAGAGCATTGGATTTATGCGAATGACCAAGTGTGGAAACGATTACAACCAAATGATAGTTGGTATTATTTCACCAATCGTATTGGTAAACAGGCGCCTGGGTATAGTGATAATGCCCAACAATTTTTTGATTACAATGTATAATGATTACGATGTATAAAAATTATATGACCATAACAGTAACAATTTTTGGTTAAATCTTTCCAAAAAGTTTATGATTACCATTTGGTCGCCTTTTTTACATTAATTTTGGGTCCAGCACCTCGCTTTTTCGCATTTCCGGGGTCATATTTTTCATCTTCTTCGTCGGAGTTGAACCCTTTGGACAATTCCCAGAATTCTTTTGACCCTAATTTGAAGTCATTATGGTTATCGGCCTTATACCAGAACACCTGGTCCTGTAATTTGTTCGATTTTGAGTTGTTATTTATCACAAGACACTCATAATTCTCAGTGCATTGGTCCATGACTTGACAAAAGGACTCGAATGTGGGGAACATTCCCGCATAATTGTCATAGATGCGCCTTCGATTCGCTATGTAGGGCTCGCGCAAAATAAAAACGTAATCAATATTAGTCCTTAATACAGGTGGAACTCCCAACGGGTATTGCATAGTTATAATTAACATTATCTTCCAATGTCTGCCATTCATGAAGAGGAGACGCATCATCTTATCGCGCGACCATGTGTCATCATACAAGCAATCATCTAAAATAACAAATGCGCGGGGATCGATTGTGCTTCGTTTGTATGTTTCGATTTCCTTTTTGATTTGTTTCAAAACAGTTTTTTGTCTTTTTAAGATATTTTCGATAATAGCAGTATTGTATTCGTTGTGAATGAACAATTTTGGTACCATTTTTCCATAAAATCCGTTACCTTCTTCGGTTCCAGATATGACAGTTCCAATGGGTATTTCCTGGTGATAATATAAGAGGTCACGAACAAGGAAACTCTTACCGGTATCGCGACGACCAATAAGGACAACGACGGGCCCTTTTGATTCATTTGGTTTGAAACTGATATTTTTCATATCGAATTTTTTCAATTCTAGCGAGGCCATTGGTAATAAAACAACAAATTATATTTTCCATACTTTAACGCAATAAATAAAGTATAAGTTTAAAATCATATAAAATTTATATTTTAAATAGCTAATGGCGTTAGTTGTAAACTATCAAAAGAGAAAGAACGCTGAACTTTTTAAAAGTTTAGAAGGTTCTCTACTTCTCTCTAAAACACAAAATTACATTCCGATTTATAATCGCCTTTTTTCATTGAACGACACTAATTACAACAGTATAAATCTAAATCATAAATGGTATATTTCGAATATAAACAACAATAATAAAAACACATTAAAATGTTCTATCAAAAGCATAGAAAAGGAAAAGGAAAAAGAAAAAGAACAAGAGCAAACAAATGTTGACATATTTTTCAAAATGGCCCCATTGTTAGATCCATTTAAATACCTGATTGGAAAATATAATACAAATGACCCAAACTTATTGACGTTGCCAGATAATACATCAACCGAAACAAGTATTAATCCCAAATATGTAGATGTAAACAACTCGGCATATGTTGACGGTTTATTTCTGTATGTAACAAATTTTCTATTACATGAGCACGGATTTATAAACGGTGTTGATTATTATGGATCATTTCTTGCTATAAAAAATGACTTCAAGTTGAATATTTTCGATGACATCGATTTTTTAAACGATTCGTCATTCTTCAAAAAAAATAGAAATATTCTATACAAAGTTGATGATTATGAACATTTGTTTAACACCGATAACAAGAGCGTTGCCCTAAAGCCAATTCAAATCCAACACAATACTAGTGTGGGGTCATGTATTTCATTAAAATCATTGAATGACGGGCTATTTGAAAATATGTTCGATGATAACAATGTGACTACAAGTGAAACGACCATAAATGATACGATCACCGTTGTTCAATTGAATGATATTTCATGCACAAATAATATCAAAATGACTACTCTGAGAAGTAATTCGAGCTGTTCATCAACATCATCACACACTAATGATGCGGATGATCAAGATGATGACGAGGGAGAAGATAATGATGATGGTGAAGACAGCGATACAGAATGGAGCGATGACTCCTCGTATACCGAAGAAGTAATTGAAGCTACGATACCCAGGTTTCCGGTTCAGGTAATTTGTATGGAGAATTGTGAAAACACATTTGATGATCTTATTGTAAACAATGAATTGACTGACGATGAGTGGTTTTCTGCTTTGATGCAGATTATAATGATTTTAATCACATACCAAAAGTCATTTTCATTTACGCACAATGATCTTCATACGAATAATGTAATGTATAATAAAACAGATAAGAAGTTTATTTATTATTTGTATAAGAAGAAATATTATAAGGTGCCCACATTTGGACGAATCTTCAAAATTATTGATTTTGGAAGAAGTATTTATAAAGTTAATGGGAAGGTATTTTGTAGCGATAGTTTCAAGATGGGTGGTGATGCTGCGACACAATATAATACAGAGCCCTTTTTCAATGATAAAAAGCCCCGCCTAGAACCTAACTTTAGCTTTGATTTATGTAGACTTGCTTGTTCAATTTATGATTATGTTATTGGTGATTTGAGACAAACCAAACAAACAAAACCCATAAATAAACTGATACATGAGTGGTGTCTTGATGACAATGGTTGTAATCTGCTCTATAAAAACAACGGAGTCGAACGATATCCCGAATTCAAGCTTTACAAGATGATTGCCAGATGTGTTCATAATCATACTCCCAACCTTCAATTGGACAGGCCAGAATTCAAGGCATTCGAGTTCACAGGAAAAGTCAAGGGAAATGTAGTCGATATCGATAAAATACCTGTGTGCGTATAATACAATATACTGATAATACATTTAGCATATTGTAATAAAGTCAATAGTCCACCTTTCCCAAAATTGGAAAATAATATGTTCTTAAAATAGATGGATAACTACGGGTTTATAATAACAAGGCATGTTAATTCTGAAAAAACAAACAAATACTGGAATAATTCAATTCGTTGTATACGTCGTTTTTATCCACGAAAGAAAATTGTTATCATAGATGACAACAGTAAACCAGAATTTTTGAACGCTGAATATGATTATAAGAATGTAGAAATCATTCAATCGGAGTTTGCTGGTCGCGGAGAATTACTCCCGTATTACTATTATCAAAAACACAAATGGTTTGAAAACGCAGTCATAATACACGACAGTGTTTTTTTTCATAGACGTTTCAGCTTTGAAAGAATTATAGGCCTTCGAGTATTACCGCTGTGGTCATTTGAGGCTGATAAAGAAAATAGATCAAATACATTGCGTATAGCAAATAAATTAAAAAATGGGTATGTGATCAAAAAAATGCTCTCGCATGATTTTGTGTCTAAATTTTTCCTAAATGAAGATAAATGGAGCGGTTGTTTTGGCGTTCAAAGCTTTATTAATCACAAATTTTTACAATCTCTGGAGCGTAATTATGGCATTTCAAATATGATACAAGCAGTCAAATGTAGGGCTGATAGATGTTCGCTTGAGAGAATATTCGGTGCGCTATT